ATGTTCTAAACTTATCTGCTCAAAATACAACTAAAGAGAATACAGCAACCCATATAGCTGTGTTTAGTGCGTTTACAGAAGGTATGCAACTATTTTCGTCGTTTATTATGTTACTTAACTTTCCCCGTACTGGTAAAATGAAGGGTATGGGTCAGATTGTGACCTGGTCAATTGTAGATGAGACTCAGCATTGTGAGGCTATGATTAAACTTTTCCGTACGTACATTGAAGAAAATAAAGAGATATGGAATGATGATTTAAAGGGAAGAATTTATACCATAGCTGAAAAGATGGTTGAGCTAGAAGATAAATTTATTGATCTGTCTTTTGAAACTGGGGCTATTGAAGGTCTTACATCTAACGAAGTTAAAGAGTATATTAGATATATTGCCGATAGACGTCTTATCTCTATGGGATTGAAAGGTATCTTTAAACGTAAGAAGAATCCTCTCCCCTGGGTTGAAGAAATGATTAATGCGCCTATCCATACTAATTTCTTTGAGAACAGAGCAACAGATTATGCTAAGGCTGCTCACACCGGAACCTGGGGCGATGTATGGGGTAAGGCAGCCTAATGGTTGAACTAATATATCTACTAGTTTGTACTCATATAACTATCATCTGTGTTACCCTATACCTACACAGAGGCATGGCACACCGGGGGGTAGAATTTAGCCCTGTCTTAGGTCACATCATGAGATTATGGCTTTGGTTAACCACAGGTATGATAACAAAAGAGTGGGTTGCGGTTCATAGAAAACACCATAGGTTTGTTGAACAGAATGGGGATCCTCACTCACCTCACGTATTTGGATTACTCAAGGTTTTATTAAAGGGAGCATGGTTATACAACGATGCAACAAAAGATAAAAGTATGGTAGAGCAATATGGTTCAGGTACCCCTGATGACTGGTTAGAGAAGAATATTTACAGTAAGTACAGCGGTTACGGTATTTTATTGTTGTTAATTTTTAATACTCTTGTATTTAATGGATGGGGTATTATTATTTGGTTAGTTCAAATGATATGGATACCTCTATGGGCTGCAGGTGTAGTAAATGGTATAGGTCATTGGTGGGGATATAGGAATGGGGATACAAAGGATAATAGTAAGAATATTCTACCTATTGGTTTAATTATTGGTGGGGAAGAATTTCATAATAATCACCACCTTGACCCAGGTAATCCTAAACTAAGTAGACGTTGGTTTGAATTCGATATTGGCTGGATGTGGTTAAAACTATTTTCATATTTAAATCTTTTAAAAATAAATGACAGAAAACGAACAATGGCTAGCTGATCAAAGAAAAGAGCAGTTAAGACAAGTTGAAAAAATACCTTTTGCAAAAGCCAGGTTACAGGAATGTAAAAGGTGTGAGAAGTATATTAGTACGATAATGGTTTGTAGTGCTTGTTATTGCTTTATGCCAGGGAAAGTACATATAAGAAATTCTGAATGTCCAGTAGGTAAATGGGGACCATTAAATGAAGCAGAAGTATATTGATGCACATATAAGGGTAGCGGAAGTATATGCTTCCCTATCTACAGCCAAGCGTCTACAAGTAGGGGCTATAGTTGTTAAGGATAATAGAGTAATCAGCATAGGTTATAACGGTATGCCTTCTGGTTGGGATAATAATTGTGAAGATAAAGACTACATGAGCAGTGATGCTGGTGGGTGGCTAGATCCCGATGAGATTTATGAACAGTGGCCGTTTGAGGAAACCGTAGTAGTTGCTAACGATAACGAAAGTTTTGAAATCGTTAGACGGTATCGTCTTAAAACTAAGCCGGAAGTTCTTCATGCTGAAACAAATGCAATAGCCAAGCTTGCAAGATCAAATGAGACCGGTCTTAATGCAACCATGTTTATTACTCATGCCCCGTGTTTAGATTGTGCTAAATTAATATATCAATCAGGTATAAGTAATGTGTATTATCGTAATGCATATAGAGAAAATACTGGGATAGAATTTTTATTAAAAAGTGGAGTTGAAGTTGAACAAATTTAAAATTGGTTTTAATTGTAGTACATTTGATTTATTTCATGCCGGTCATGTTACAATGCTTAAAGAAGAAAAGCGTTTTTGTGATTATTTAATAGTTGCAATTCAAACAGACCCTACTATTGATAGACCGGATACAAAAAATAAACCTGTACAGTCTATCTACGAAAGATTTAGTCAGGTATCTTCATGCAGATATGTGGATGAAGTTCTAGTTTACTCTACAGAAGAGGAACTACTTAATATTCTTAAAACACAGCATATTGATATTCGTTTCTTAGGGGATGAATATAAGACTAAAGACTTTACCGGTAAGCAGTGGTGTCTGGATAACGGTATCGAAATGCATTATCACTTAAGAGATCACCCATACAGCAGTTCAGCTCTACGTAAACGAGTCTATGATGCTGAACAAGAAAGATTAAAGAAACTAAATGTCAAATAATCACTATCACTGCAGCAATTGCGATGCGGATTTTAAGTTAAAGCACACGCTAGATAACTCCTACTACGAGGTTAACTTTTGCCCGTTTTGTGGTGGAGAGATTGATAACGAAGAAGAAGAAGAATCGGATGATTACGAATGACCGATTGGACATACCAAGGTGTTCCATTTACCGAGGTTGGAAGTAATTATGGTTTCGTTTATATTATAACTAATAAGATTGATAACAGGCAGTATATTGGAAAGAAGTTCTTCTGGGCTACTAAACGTAAACAAGTAAACAAAAAAAGAAAATCTTATAAAGTTGAGTCTGACTGGAAGGAATACTGGTCATCCTCAGAAGAACTTAAGAATGATGTGTTAACGTTAGGCTATGAGAACTTTACAAGAGAGATAATTCACTTGTGTCCAAATAAAGGTACAGCTAATTATCTTGAGGCTAAAGAGCAATTTACCAGATCAGTATTAGAAAATAAAAATCTATGGTATAATTCATGGATATCAGTTAAGGTAATGCGATCTCATGTGAGGCTGTCCTAATGTTTAATATCGGTATTACGCTTTTTACCGCGCTGTTATTATCCTCAGTAGCAGCGTACTTTTCTGTCGTCGGGTTAATGGCAGTTTTTGCATCAGCTGCAATCCCTATTGCTATAATGGGTGGTACGTTAGAGCTTGCAAAAGTAGTAACAGCGTCCTGGGTTTATCGCAATTGGCAAACAGCACCCTCAATTATACGAACATACTTAACTATTTCGGTTGTTGTATTATCACTCATTACATCCTTAGGTATATTCGGTTATCTTTCCAAGGCACATCTAGATCAAGCTATCCCTTCTGGAGACATTGCCGCCAGGCTTACTTTAATAGATGAAAAAATAAAAGTTGAAAAGGATAATATTGATGTCAATCGCAAAGCAGTCAAACAGATGGATGATTCGGTGGACCAAGTTATGGGTCGAAGCACAGATGAAAAAGGTGCCGACAAAGCAGCGAGTCTACGCAAAGCCCAACAGAAAGAACGTTATCGCTTACTTAACGAAATCGAAACATATAACAAGCGGGTGGCGGCTCTTAATGAAGAGCGAGCACCTATCGCCACCGAAATTCGTAAGGTGGAGGCGGAAGTTGGTCCAATCAAATATATTGCAGCGTTAATTTACGATACAAGTGATACTGATACGCTTGAAAAGGCAGTGAGATGGGTAATTATTTCTTTAGTATTAGTCTTTGATCCCTTAGCTATTCTTTTACTAATTGCTGCCAACATTTCTCTTAAGCAATTAAAGGGAGAAATGATTACTGCAGTTAACAGACCTAAAAACGAATCTATTAGTTCATTCAGTAACCCATTAGATGGTGATCCACTCACCCCTATTGAGCCTGGGCCCTCTATCAGTAACCCTGTACCTGAACAGAGGGTAGAGGAAGAAAAATGGTCGCCTGAGATGTACAGACGTGTCAGGAATGAGATACCTAAAGAGATTATGGATAAGATCTTTAAGAAGTAACGGTTGCATTAGCAATGGATTTATGTTATAATTATTGATCTATAAAGGTGATGATATGGAAGCTATATTATATAAAGGTTGGTCGGAAGATGAGAAGGAAGTTTTCCGTAAATGGCTGATTAGCCATCTTAAGTATGGCCCTGTAACTGTCTATTTTACTAAAAAAGATGGTACCGAGCGTAAGATGGATTGCACTCTCAAAGAAGAAAATATTGTTCAGTATGAAAAGAAGACTGAACGAGTTAAAACTTTGAATGAAGAAACCTGCCCGGTATTCGACCTGGAAAAAAATGAGTGGAGATCTTTCAGGTACGACACTATTACCAAGGTGGAGTTTACAGTCTAATGAGTCGAATTAAGATAATCGAACCAAAAATATCTCCTGAAAATTATGTTTCAGGTCTTAGTCATGCCTTTAATTGGTATAACCAGGAGAAGGATAAAAAAGATGCTCGTTCCTATCTAAAAGACTATATTACGCTTAACTATACCAAGCACGATGTTAAGACTTTCGATCGTTTACCAGACTCAAAAATAATTAGCACTTACGGGTGGCTTACTCGTATGGTTCTTAACGGTTCCTTAGAGCTTAGAGAACAAGATCAAGTAAAGTTAAGTAAGTATCTAGAAAGCATCCTCGATACATCTGACGTTGAAGAACAAGAAGAGGTTGTTGAAGAGGTAAAGGTATTACGCCCTACGGTGCGTGATAATATGAAAGAAAAAGTAAGTGAGTATCTAGGTGAGTTAGAGGGTGCTATTGATGACTTCTTTATTATAGGTAAAGAACTTAGCCTCTATACCGATCTTAAGTCGAGAGCTATACCTCAACCTTACTGCCCGTTTATAGCAGAGTGGATTAAGAAGACCGCATCTGAGTATATTACAGTATATGAATCTACAGAAGACCAAATAAAAGAAGGATATAGTAATATTGGTAAGCGTAAAATAACGCAACTAATAAAGCTTATTAATT